GGAGTATAAAAAACCTGATAGTAAATTTAATTTTACCATGATAAAAGGTACAGAAAGCATAACTAGAACATATTACGAGGAACATGGCACGAACACTAACGACAGCACTAAAAAACGAATTATTAACAAATGATATTAGACCTGTTCATCTTATAGAAATAGGATTTTCAACACCTGTATATCTTACTGATTGTGGTTTTCCTCTAACATCATCAATATCAGGAACTAGCAGAACATACTCAGCATCATCTTTTCTTGTAGGAGCATCTTCATTTGAAGAACAAGTAGATATTACAAAAACAACTTTAAATTTATTTTTATCAGGTGCAGACCAAACATTTATATCAACTTGTTTAAATGAAAATATAGTTAATGATACTGTTGAAATATATAGAGGATTGTTAAGTTCAAGCAATTCAATAATAGCTGACCCAATATTATTATATTCAGGAAATATTGATACATTTGAAATATCTGAATCAACCACAGAGTCGAATGTTAAATTACTTGTAGTTTCACATTGGGCTGATTTTGATAAAAAAAATGGCAGAAAAACAAATAATGCTTCTCAGCAAAGATTTTTTAGTACAGATGTTGGAATGGATTTTTCAAGTCAAACAGTATTAGATATAAAATGGGGAAAAGAATGATTAACGATATTGTTAGTTTTTACAAATCATTTAATAGATATAATTGTTTTAGTAATGAAACAATATTTGAAGAAAATAAAAATTGTTTTAAATACAATCATTACAAAGTATTTCAAGATAAAAAAGGTATTTATGGTTTTGTAAATTGGACTTTTCTTGATTTAGAAAACTTAAATTATTTTTTAAAAACAGGCATAGTTCAAAAACATAACTCAGGGAATATATTTGTTCATCTTGATTTTTTAGCAAAAAAAAATATTAAACACATTTACAAATGGTCTTTAAAAAATATAACTAAATATATTGGTGTTAATAAACAAACACAATGGTTAAGATTAAATAAAGATAATGGTGTTAGAAACATTGTAAGAAAAACAGTAAAGGAATCTTGGAATGGGTAGAGTATTTAAAAAAGCAAAGGAAGTTTTTAATCCTGTCACTACTATTATTTCTAATTTATTTCAAGGTGGTTTTAATCCTTATGTTGCTTTAGGAGTATTTGCTATTGGTTGGTTATTTTCAAGGTCAATGAAACCTGATGTACCTGACTTTGGTACAAATGATTTTGAAGAAACTGAAAGAGGAATACTACTTAATAAACAATCAAATAATGCTTGTGTTCCTGTTATTTATGGAGAAAGATTAGTTGGTGGAACAAGAGTGTTTTTAGAAACTTCAGGAACAGATAACACTTATTTATATGTCGCTTTGGTACTTTCAGAGGGAGAGGTAAATTCAATAGAAGAAATCAAAGTTGATGACAAAGTAGTCACATTTGATGGAGCATTAACACATGGCACAGTAAGAGAAGTAGCAAATAGTGATAGTAATTTTTACAAAGACTCTACAAGCCATATTCAAATACAAGCTTTTATGGGAACAGATGACCAAGTAGCATCAAGTGTTTTAACACCTTTATCATCATGGGGAAACAATCATAGATTAAGAGGTGTTTGTTATCTTGCTTTAAGGTTTAAATGGAATCAAGATGTCTTTGGTGGTATTCCACAAGTTCAAGCTAAAGTAAAAGGTAAAAAAGTAATTACACTAGCATCTAACTTATCAGAGCAAACTGCATCTTTTTCTACAAATCCAGCTTTTTGTTTATTAGATTATTTAAGAAATGAAAGATATGGAAAAGGAATTGCAACAGCAGATTTAGATTTACAAAGTTTTTATGATGCTTCACAAGTTTGCGTCACACAGGTCACACCATATTCAAGTGCTAGTGATATAAATATATTTGATTGTAATGCTGTTATAGATACATCAAAAAAAGTTTTAGATAATGTAAGAGAAATAGTAAAAGGTATGAGAGGTTATCTTCCTTATGTTCAAGGTAAATATAAATTAGTTATTGAGACAACAGGCACAGCTTCAGTATCACTTACAGAAGATGATATTATAGGTGGATATTCTTTAGCTTCTCCTACAAAAAATTCTAAATATAATAGAGTTATTGTTTCATTTATTGACCCAGCTAGGAACTATCAAGTAAATGAAATTCAGTACCCCAGCATTGACGATAGTGGATATGCGACAGCAGATAAACACGCAACTATGAAAACAGCAGATGGTGGATTTTTACTAGAGGGTAGATTTGATTTTAGAACTATAACTTCTCCATATCAAGCTGAGGAAATGGCTGAGATTATTTTAAGAAGAAGCAGAGAATCTTTAGGTCTTAGTATTAACTGTGGATTCAAAGCTTATGAATTGCACATAGGAGATATTGTAAATGTCACTTTATCTAGTTTAGGATTTTCGAGTAAAGCTTTTAGAGTGCTTTCAATGACATTTAATGAGGATTATACTATCAATCTTAACTTAGTAGAGTATCAAGCATCACATTATACTTGGGCAACAAAATCACAAGTAAGTTCAACACCATCAACAAATTTACCAAATCCATTTACAGTTCAACCACCAGCAAGTGTGACTTTATCAGACCAACTTATTGAATATAATGATGGAACTGTAATTGTAGCTTTAGATGTAAGTGTTGGTGCTTCTCCTGATTCATTTATAGATTTTTACCAAGTAGAGTATAAATTAAGTTCAGATTCTAATTTTATTATATATGCACAAGGCTCAGGTCTTAATCACAGAGTTTTAAATGTAATAGACCAAGAAACTTATGATGTAAGAGTAAAAGCAGTAAATACTTTAGGAGTGTCATCATCTTATGTTTCAGCACAAAGAAAAATTATAGGAGCTATTGCACCACCATCAGATGTTCAAGATTTATCTTGTAATATTACAGGTCAAGATGCACATTTATCTTGGACAGCCATAAATGATTTAGATTTAGCATTTTATCAAATAAGATTTTCTAATAAAACAGATGGAACAGGAGAGTGGTTAAACTCTGTAAATTTAGTCACTAAAGTATCAAGACCAGCAACATCGGTCACAGTACCAGCAAGGGCTGGAACTTATCTTATCAAAGCAGTAGATAAACTCGGAAATTTTAGTTCTAATGCAACAGCTATTGTATCAAATGTGACAAGTGCAGAAAATTTTAATGCTATTACAAGTGTAAGTGAACATCCTACATTTAGTGGAACAAAGACAAATGTTTCAATATCTAACGATTCACTTATACTTAATTCAAGCGAATTATTTGATTCTGCTTCAGGTTTATTTGATGCTAGTACCACAAGATTTTTTGATTCAGGTCTTGCAAACGCAGATTTTTTAGCATCAGGTAATTATGAGTTTTCAAATGTTATAGATATTGGTGCAAAACATACAGTAAGAGTCACAGCTTCATTAACACAATCTGCTAGAAATCCTGATGATTTATTTGATAATAAAACAGGTGATTTTGATGATGCAAAATCTAATTTTGATGGAGATACACCAGCTAATTGTGATGCACATTTAGAGATTGCAACTAGCGATGACAATTCAACATTTACATCTTTTCAAAATTTTGTTATTGGAAATTATACAGCAAGATATTTAAAATTTAGAATTGTAATGACTTCAACAGATTTAGCTTCAACACCTGTAATTTCAGAAGTCACAATAACAGTTGATATGCCTGACAGAATATTTAGTGGTAATGATATTGCTTCAGGTACTTCTACAAAAACTGTTTCATTTACAACACCATTTAAGACCACAGCTTATGCAGTTGGAATTACAGGAGAAAACATGGCAACAGGAGATTTCTTTACAGTTTCCAACAAAACTGTTAATAGTTTTGATGTTTTATTTAAAAATTCAAGTGGCACAAATGTTTCAAGAACTTTTGATTTTATTGCAAAAGGATTTTAAAAGGAGTATAAAACGATATGGCTCAACATGACATGAATATTGCGAATCAGAGTTTTCCTGATTTTAGAACAGATTTAAACAACTCGCTATCAGCGATAAACTCAATGCACTCAGGCACATCAAGACCAAGTGGTGCTGTTGCTGGAACTCTCTGGTTAGACACGACAAATTCAGGTTCAAACAGTTTAGAAATTAAATTTTTTGATGGTTCAGATGACATCTCATTTGCAACAGTTAACACATCAGCAAACACAATAAACTTTATTGATAGTGCAGTTGCATCAGATTTAGTTAATGATACTTCTCCACAATTAGGTGGTAGTTTAGATGTAAATGGAAACGATATAGTTTCTACATCAAATGCAGATATTGATATTATTCCAAATGGTACAGGAGATGTAAATTTAGGTGCTGATACAGTACAAATTGGAGATAATAATGCAAACGCAACTCTTACAACACAAGGAACAGGCGACTTAATTTTAAATACTAACAATGGCACTAATGCTGGAAACATAACTTTAGAAGATGGTGCAAATGGTCATATCCAATTTACAACAAATGGTACAGGAACAATTAAATTTAACGATTTAGCTTATATACCTCAACAAGCATTAACATCATCATCAAATGCAGTAGCATGGGACACTCAGGCAAAGCCAAACGCATATCATTTAACAACAGAAAATACTACATTCTCTGCACCAACTAATCCTATTGAGGGTGCTTTTATCTCATTAGAAATTAATTATGATGGTTCACACACAATAGCTTTTAATACTGTGTTTGAATTTGCTGGTTCAACTGCTCCAACATTTACTTCAACTGATGGCAAAACTGATATATTAGTATTTAGATATAATGGTGCTGTTTGGCAAGAAGTAGGCAGAACATTAAATTTAAGTGAAAGTTAAGATATGTATGCAATAGTAGAAGAAAATCAAATTACACAATATATAAATAATCCTAAATCAGTTGTTATAGGAGATGTAATATACCCAGCTAAAATATTTCAGTTATGGTCGCAATCTCAATTAAATGAAATAGGTATTTATGAAGTAATTACTGATGCAACAAACAAAAAAAATGAAGAATATTATAACAATACAAACGAAGAATATAATTATACAGATGGACAAGTAATTAAATCATGGCAAACTGCAACACCAAAAAGATTAGAAGATGAGGATGCAAAAGATAGAAATGGTGAAAATGTTTTAGATGAAGATGGTAATCAAGTAATTAATTATGGTTTAAAAACAGAAAAAAAAAGAATTGTAAAACAACAAGCATCAGGATTATTAGCACCAACAGATTGGTATGTAGTAAAATCAACAGAGGTAGCAGACTATGATGTACCAGCTAACATATTATCTTTTAGAGCAGATGTAAGAGAAAAATCAAACGAAATGGAAACTCAAATAGATGCCTGTACTACTGTTGATGAACTTAAAACACTTTATGAATATGTAAATACAGGAACAGATGAAAACCCTGTTTATGAAAGACCACTAGCAGAATTTCCTAAGGAGATTTAAAAAATGCCATTAATACTTGGAACTAACTCCATAAAAGACACAACTTTTACAGTTGCTAATTCGTGCAGATTTGATGATAGTAGCAGTACAAGATTACAAAGAACTATATCTTCTGGTTCATCAAGTAATACAAAATTTACAATTAGTTTTTGGTTTAAAATGTGCCATAATCATACAAACGATGAATGGTTTTTTGAAAATTATAATAGTGGCTCAGCAAGAACTTGGATTAGATTTAATTTAGATACAGGAGACCCACGATTAGAAGTTAGTGAATATACAGGAAGTTATATTTTTAGAAAAATAACACATAGAGTCTTTAGAGATATTGGTGCATTTTATCATATTCATGTAAAATTTGATTCTACACAAAGCACAGATACAGAAAGATTAAAAATTTATATAAATGGTGTATTAGAAACAAATTTTGCTCAAACTAATCATCCATCGCTTAATGCAACATCAATAGTTGCAAATACAGGAAATCAACATATTGCATATAGTGAAAATATAGGTGGTGCTTATTTTTCTGGCTATATGTGTGAATATGTATTTTTAGAGGGAGTGGCAGTAGAACCTAATGGCAACACAGGAGAATTCGATACTGATAGCCCTAATATTTGGAAACCTGTTGATGTATCTGGTTTAACCTTTGGCACAAATGGATTTTATTTAGACTTTGAAGATAGTTCAGCTTTAGGAAATGATGCTGCTGGTTCTAATAACTTCACAGTTAATAACCTTACAGCAATAGATCAATCTACGGATACCTGCACAAATAATTTTGCAACAATGAACCCACTTGATAAAACTCCTATTGGAACTTCTATTACTTATTCTGATGGAAATTTAACTACTACTGCTAGTTCAGGTTCAGATTGGACACAAAGATACTCTTTATCTAATTTTGTAGTTAGTTCAGGCAAATGGTATGTAGAATGTAAAGTTGGAAATATTGGTACGAATCAATGGTATGTTGGAGTTATAAAAAATAGACAAAGTGCAACATTTAGTAGTTCTTTAGGGTTTTTACCTAATGGAGTTGGTTATGGTCATTATGCTGCAGATGGAAGAATAATCAATAATGGTTCAGATTTATCATCAGGTTCAAGTTTTACAACAAATGATATTATAGGAATTGCTTTAGATTTAGATAATGGAACTTTAAATTTTTACAAAAATGGCTCTGCAAATGGAAGTCAAGTCACAAGTTTAGATACAACAGCAGATTGGCAATTTGTTGGTAATTCATATTCTACTGCAGCATGGAATTGGAACTTTGGCTCTCCAGCATTTAGTATTTCATCAGGCAACGCAGATGCCAATAGTCATGGTAATTTTGAATATGCAGTACCATCAGGATATTTTAGTCTTTGCACAAAAAACTTATCGGAGCATGGCTGATGGCTTATTCAAATATAGATAACCCTGAACTTCATTTTCAAACATTATTACATACAGAAGATGATTTATCATTTACTTTTGATGGTTCAGAAAATATGAGACCTGATTTAGTATGGAACAAAAACAGAGATGCTGGTGGTTATGAACCTCATTTTGCAAATAGTGTTAGGGGTAGCACAAAATTATTAAGAAGCACCTCAACTATTGCTGAATTTACATCAGCAGATTCTTTTACAAGTTTTGATGCAGATGGCTTTACTATTGGTAATGATAATAATGGATATGTTTCTTCAGGAACAGATAAACAAGTTAGCTGGTGCTGGAGTGCTGGTGGCTCAACACCATCTCAAACTTACACAGTAAAAGTAGTTTCTGATAGTGGAAACAAATATAGATTTGATGATTTTGGTACAAGTGCTGTCACATTAGATTTACAAGAGGGTGGTACTTACACATTTGACCAATCTGATAGTTCAAATTCAGGGCATCCATTAAGATTTTCTACAACATCAGATGGCTCTCATGGTGGTGGGAGTGAATACACAACAGGAGTCACAACAGTTGGAACTGCTGGAAATTCAGGTGCAAAAACAATTATTACAGTTGGAAGTGGAGTTGCAACACTTTATTATTACTGCACACAACACTCAGGAATGGGTGGACAAGCAAACACAAATTCACTATTTGGTTCATCAAATTTTTCTGGCACTATTCAATCTAATGTATCGGCTAATATTACTGCTGGATTTAGTATTATAAGTTGGCAAGGAAATGCCACATCAAGTCAATCGGTTGGACATGGATTAAATGCTGTTCCAAAAGTTATTTTTACAAAAAATACTAGTGATGGTGGACAGCCTTGGAAATGTTATTTTGAAGAAGTTGGTAATAGCAGTTATTTACAACTAAATGGTAATGATGTACCAGCTACAAGTGGTGTTTGGAGTAGTACCACACCGACATCTTCAATTATAAGTATTAGTAATGATACAGGAATAAATGGAAGTGGTAATACCATAATAGGTTTTGCTTTTTCAGAAATAAAAAATTACTCAAAATTTTTTCAATATGAGGGAAATTCTGATTCTGATGGAAGCTACATTCATCTCGGCTTTTCTCCAGCTTTTATAATGGTGAAGCCAATAGATTCGGCTGATAATTGGAATATTTTTGATAACAAAAGAAGTAATGCAAATGGAAATAGTACAACTGCACCATATTTTATTTATGCAAATAAAAATTTTGCTGAAACAACAGATACAAAACAATTAGATTTTTTATCAACAGGTTTTAAAATAAGAAGTAGTGGTAATACAATAAACAGGTCAAGTACATTTGTCGGGATGGCTTTTGCTTCGACACCATTTGTAAATTCTTCAGGTGTACCTAATAACGCAATCTAGGAGTTAATATGCAATTATCAAAAAATTTTACATTAGAGGAGATGGAAAAGTCTCAAACAGCTACAAGAAAAGGTATTAAAAATAAAGCTGGTAGTGGAGAGATTAAAAATTTAGGCGACCTTTGTTATGAAGTATTAGAGCCTGTAAGAGCAAAGTTTGACAGACCTGTCACAATTACATCAGGATATAGAAGCCCTGAATTATCAGAAGCAATAGGTAGCAAATCCACTTCACAACATTGTTCAGGGGAAGCTTGTGATTTTCAGATAGCTGGAGTTTCAAATTTACAAGTAGCTTTATGGATTCAAAATAATGTAAATTTTGACCAATTAATTTTAGAGTTTTGGAAAGAGGGAGAGCCTAATAGTGGTTGGATTCATTGTTCTTACAAAGAGGGGTCTAATAGAAAACAAGTTTTGACATATTCAGGTGGAGAATATAAAAATGGATTACCTGATGCCAAGTGGTCAGATGGTAAATTTGCTAACTAAGGAGAAACTATGCTAACAAAAAAACAAAAGAAATTACCAATGGCTTTACAAAAAGCTATTATGAAAAAACAAAAGAAAAAAAAGAAAGCGAGAAAATAATATGGCTTATGGATATAGTATGAAACCTAAAAAGAAAAAAAAGAAAAAGAAAAAAAATAGAAAAAAGTAAATGGTTAAAGTAGCATCAATAACAGGAATCATTAAAGGTCTTAAACCAAGACAACAAAAGACTATGAAAGCACACGCAAGACATCACTCACTTAAACATATGCGTTCAATGGCAAGAGCCATGAAAAAGGGTGCTACTTTTTCTTCTGCACATACTAAAGCTATGAGGAGTGTAGGAAAATGAAAAGACGCAGAGTACCAAAAGATAAAAAAACAAAAATTCCTAAAAAATATTTATCAGGTCTTAAAGGTGGTAAAAGGTCTGCTAGAGCAAGTCTTATTAAGGCTATGTCAGAAGCTTACAAAAAAGGTCAAAGAATACCAAAATCAATGTTTCAAGCGAGGTATAAATAATGGCTGTTAGGAGACGACCACTATCTGCAAGAGTTATTTCAACACTTAGAGCAAAAGCTAAAGGTAGAAAAAATATTACATTAGGTACATTAAAAAAAGTATATCGTAGAGGTCAGGGTGCTTTTCTGTCATCAGGTTCAAGACCTCGTACATCAATGGCTTCTTGGTCAATGGGCAGAGTCAATAGTTTTTTGCGTGGTAGTAGAAAACATGATACAGACCTAAGAAGAAAGAAAAAAAAATAATGAAAACTAATAAAGAAAAATTTGTAGAAATAGATGGTAGAATTAAATTAGTAAATCAAAAAATTGATTTGATAATTAAAAACCATTTACATCACATGAAGCAAGACATAGACAGAATCTTATATGGTCTAGGTGCTGTTGGTCTTTTAGTTTTAGGTCAATTACTTTACTTACTCACGAAATAGTTGTATTAAGACTTATATGATTTATAAGTCAGTTTTGATAATTAGCGATACTCATATTCCATATCATGTTCCTGAATTAATGGACTTTTTAAAATTACTTAAAAAAAAATACAAGCCTGATAGAATTATTCATATTGGAGATGAAGTAGATAAACACGCAATGTCATTTCACGATAGCGACCCTGATTTACCTAGTGCTGGAGATGAATTAAAATTATCACTACCTATAATAAAAGAATTAGAAA